ACACCAGAGCGAAGACACATTATAAGTTTAGTTCAAGCAGCATACGAAGAAAAGTTCGGAGTGCGACCTGATACCGAGCAGATAATGGACGTTATAGAGGCTCAAGGTGAAACTTTGTTACGAGCTATGCAAGCAGGTAAATCAGCATATATACCTGAAGTTGGAACATTTGAGCCAAATGAGTTTCAGCTAGCGGTTTTAGAACTAGCCAATGAAATACAATTTGAAACAAGTGTTACACCAAAGGAAGCATATGCTTTAGCTTCTATTAAAATAAATGAGCTAGCTCGTAAAAATGGATTTGAAAGAGCCGATGATTATGTTAGACATCTGCACGTAGAACAAAATAAAAAGCAAAGGCAGAATAAAGCATCGGTTAAAAGATTGGTTAAAGATAAAAGTTCTATTGTCAAAATAGAGATACCTATTAACCTAGATTATAAAGACAAACATAAGATTAAACAACGTCTAAATAATTTTAAACATAGAGGAAAATACGATGACCTATATAAGTTTGACTGAAAAAGGAATTGAAATAAACCAAGATATTATATTTCTATTTGAGGAATTTGAAACACTTTGGGCAAGAGATAGAACAGAAGATAAACGTATAGCTAAGGAAGAACTTAAATATATATTTATTCTATGCGATTATCGTTCGCCCGGACTTAGACGTGCTTTAAGTGGTATTGAATTGCAAGAATATGCAAAATCTGTTTGTAATCTTCCTGAAAGTTGGGAAGAAGACGAAGTTATAAACATGGCAGTACTTCGCTATATTCGTGAAACAGATGGCGTAAAACGAAAAATGTATAAGTCTCTTGTTTTAAGTTTAGGTACTGCTTTATATGCAGTTAATACATTAGACGAAAAGTTACAAGAGATGTTGCAGTTATTTAACAATGCAGAAACGAATGAGGAAACAAATAATTTAATAAGGGCTGTGCAATCTTCTGTTTCATCTATACTTACATATGGTAATGAAATTCCTAAGAAAATGGAGATGCTAGATAAAGTGATGAAACAAGCAGACCGAGAAGAAAGCAAAGCACCGGTTGGAAGAGCAGGTATTGCAATACGTAAATCTATGCTTCCTCATGCACCTAAATTTGAATAGCGATGAATACAACAAGCCCATTCCCAAAACGCAAAATATTCTTCAACGAAGAAAAGCATAAATATACAGATGACTTAAACCGAGTATATACATCTATGACTACTGTTATCGGTAAATACGAAGCTGAAAAAGATGCTCGTAAGATGGCAGAAGGCGTATATAAGAAATACTATAATATGGTTGGTCATAGATATTATAAGAAGAGCATACCTGAAATATTGGATATGTGGAAAAGGATTACAACCAAATCACAAAACAGAGGAAACAACAGGCATAACTTCCTTGAACAAACTATTAAAACAGCAAATGGTTATAATAGAACCGTTGGAGGTTTATTTATCAATGATTATATTTATACAATAGATGATATAATAGATAATCATAGTTTTGGGGAAATAAACTTAGAGTTCTTTGTTAAAACCGGTATTAAAGATAAGTACCCAGAGATATATGAAACAATAGCTTATTTCGTACAGCTTGGTTATTCTATATATGCTGAAATCGGAGTGTATAATCCAGACCTCATAGTGTCTGGTCTAATAGATGTTCTAATGGTAAATCATACAAAAGGAACATTTATAATCCTTGATTGGAAAACTAATAAAGAGCCTCTTCACTTTCATGCAGGTTATTATTTAAAAGATAATCAAGGAAGGTTTACTGGAGAATGGAGAGCAACTCCTGATGCAAGAATGAAAGCACCTTTGGCTCATATTGAAGATTGCCACGGGTCTACATATACTTTACAACTTTCAGGTTATGCTTATTTAGTTGAGCAATTTGGATATACTTGTGAAGATTTGATACTATGTCATATACGACCTGAGAAACTAGATGAATATCATCAGTTAATAGATGGGGTTAATGATATAGTTGAATTTCACAGAATACCTTATTGGAAATATGATGTTGAACGAATGTTTAAACATCATTATAGAGTTTACGGTGATAAACAAACAAGGTTGAATATATAACATTTTATTAACTTTAAATTTACAAATTATGACAAAATTAAACACATCAAAAACAAACATTGACAAAGCAGTTAAATACATAGGTAAGAAGATAATTATGGCAACACCAATGACTAGACTTGAATATAACAAGTATAGAAATTGGGAAGTACCTGAAGATGAAAACCCGGAAGATGAGGGTTATTTAGTAGAATATATTGATGGCGGTAAGGCTAATCACCCAAACCACAAAGGCTATATTAGTTGGTCTCCAAAAGATGTATTTGAACGAGCTTATAAACAATACCAAACTTGGAGTGATAGAGTAGCTTTTGAACTATCTGAATTAGAAGCTAATCATAAAAAATTACAATCTGCTCTACAATCAGATAACAAGCCTTTTGATAAAGAGGCTGAAGAAGCCTTGAGGTTACAAGACTCCGTAATGAAATTATATATAAACATACTAAGACTTCGTTTAAATGCAGTAGTAACTCATGGTGTAGACCAAAATATGCCTTTGGCTATAGCGTTATTAGCTTTGCAAAGTGGACATGCTATTGCACGTAAAGGTTGGAACGGCAAACGGATGTACGTGGTGAAACAGATACCAGCCGAGATAGATGTAGATACTATACCTAAAATGCAAAGCTTACCACAGTCTGCTAAAACGTTATTAGTAGGTACTGGCACATCTATAAAATATACAAATCAAATGTTGTTAATACAAGAAAACGGTAGAGCTGATAGTTGGATTCCTAGTTCGTCTGATTTATTTGCTGAAGATTGGTTTATTGTTTGGGCTTCAGATTATATACACACTAAAGCAGAACCTATGGCTAATGATGTAAGTACAACCGCAGATAAAGAAACAACTGGTAAAACAAGTGATAAAACAAATGATTGATTTGCCCATAGTTTAGCTTAGTATTAAACCGGTAGCCAATTTGGTTATCGGTTTTTTATTGTATATATATTAGTAATGCAAATACTTGCATAGGGAGTAACAAATAAGCCTTTCTCCCTCTCCTATCGGGGTTCTTGAATAAGTATAAACACTAAATGAATAAATAGATATATAACTATATAAGAATGGATACAAGAGATTACTTAGAAATATCTTTAGAGGTAGCTTTTCCACAAGTGCCTGAGAAAGACCGATTGCCAATTATAGATTGGTATAATGAAGATAAATCAAAATATGCTTTAGCTAAAGACGTAATTAATCCTAAGACAGGTAGGCGATATATAGACCCAGATGAAGATTTTCTTATAGATGACAAAGGTAGGTTTTTATTAAATGAAAACTTTGTTTTAGTTAATACTCATTGGTTTAAGCGAACCGGAGAAGTATTTGAAAAGAACGGTAAGTATATAGATTTAGATGAAGATGACCCCGAATATGATATTTGGGTTGAAACTGAAGAATACCGTCGGGCTAATGGAATGACACTGCCTTGTAAATTACTTAAATCTGATGTTAAAGCATATAATGCAGCACCACGTAAAGAAAGACATAAGTTTTTAAAGCCATTACATATTACCGGTGAGCTTTATAATTTCATTAATTATGGAAGGATAATGCGAACTGAAGAATCCAGTACCGGTAATGGTATAATTACAGCCACTAAAAAACTTGGTTTACCACGTTTCTTTTATAGTCAGTATTGGTGGACAAAAGCAAAACTATTTGCAAGGCGAAATGGATTTAACCATGTGGTTCTTAAATCACGTCGTGCTGGGTGGTCATTCCAAGAAGCAATTGATAGTGCGAATGATGTTAATTTAATACCTGAAATAACAGAAATATTTGCAGCTTATTCAGATAACTATTTGACACAAGGTCGTGCTATTGCACCTATGGCTAAAACACAGCTTGAATTTTACGAAGAGCATACACCGTTTAATAGGTGCGGAATAAAAGAAGACGGTACTGCGGTTGGGTTACTTAAAAAAGACCTTGATGACTTACAGCTAGGATACAGAGATAAATCAGGTACACCTCATGGTTTCCTTAGTAAGCTTATTACAGCTGTATTTGGGCCTGCTAACCCAGATGCTGCTATTGGTAAAGATGCCTATAAGATTAAAGTTGAAGAGTTATCTAATGCACCAAACCTTCCTGACTTCATGAACGTTACTGAACCTACAACTAAAGCAGGTAGTTTAAAAGTAGGTATGATAATTGGTTTTGGTACAGGTGGTTCTACACAAGGTGATTGGAAAGAGTTTAAAGCTTGGTATTTCAATCCTCTTAAATATGATGCTATGCCTTTTGTTGATGTTTATGACCCAAATGCTCGTAGCAAAACAATTGGTTATTTTAAACCATATGTAATGAACCTTGAAGGATATGACAGTAGAGGTGTTCCGGGTATGGATATTTATGGTAATCCTAATTATGTTGCTGCCACAAATATATTTATAAAGGAACGTGCAGATAAGAAATCAGGAAAAGATGTATCGTTAAGAGATTATCTTGTATATTGTGGACAATATTCTAATATGCCTACAGAAAGTTTCGCTATTAGCCAAGACAGTATATTTGTTAGTGATGGTTTAATTAAACACGCAAAGCAAGTTGAAACAGGAGAAGTTGGTGATTTTTATAGAGACGGCTGGCTTGAACGAGATGTACAAGGTAAAGTACGATTCATTAGTAATGCTAAACTTAAACTTGATAATAAGGACTGGCACAGATTTTTAACAAGTAAAGAATTTAAGAAAGGTGATGATATTCACGGGGCTTTACGTGAATGGTATCCTCCATTTTATAATGAAGACGGTATTATACCAAAAGGTTTATATAAAATCTATTATGACCCAGTTGCTATAGATAAAGAGTTAAAAAAGGTAACGGATAAGAACTCATTGAATACCGTATATGTAGTGATGCAGCCTAACAACTTAATCCCCGGAAATGGTGATATGATAGTTGCGGAATGGTCTGGTCGTATGGCTACAACAGAGGAAGCACATAAGTTTATATTATTACTTGCTGATTATTATAATGCTCAAGTGCTACCTGAAGTTGATAGAGGTAACATTGTTGATAGATTTAAAGCATGGGGTCGTAGAGATAGATTAGCCAAAACTCCAACAAGGGTACATGATTATACAATTAAAGGTGTTGATAGCAATCAATATGGGGTTGTATTAGGTAGTCACCCTAATTTAAAGATTGATGCCTTAGACTGGTTTAAAGAATGGTTATATCAACAGCGTGGTTTAGATGAAAACGGAGAGCCATTATATAACTATCATTTTATTTATAGTCCAGCTTTATTAGAAGAACTATTAACCTATAATCTTGAAGATAACTTTGATAGAATATCAACAATGCTAATTAAAGCTATTGATGTACAAGATTATATATTTGGTAAAAAACATAGACAACATAAGCCAAAGACAAATAAAAAGAGTATATTTAAACGCAATTGGTACTAATTAAACATATACATAATGGGACTATTTTATAAAACATATTTACCGGAACAAAGAGTTTCGTTTAAAGAGAAACAAAAAGAAAAATGGTATATTCCAACAGCAGAGTATATGATTGCTAAATGTCAATCTGCAAATTCAAATAAACGAGTACAGCAAGCTTTATATAATGCTGTAAACGGTATAATAAACGAAGAGGATTATAGATATGTTCTTAATCCATTTCATGCAGAAGAGCCAAAGTTACAGCAATTTCCTGCTCGTATGAGAAACCATGATTTGATTACTCCTATAATTCTTAGATACATTGGTGAATATATTAAACAACCATTTAAAGCAGTGGTTGGTATTAATAATTCAGATGTATCTATTAAAAGAAAGCAAGAACAATTTGAAAAACTAAAGCCATTATTAAATGCTCAATTTCAGAAAACATTGATTGATAATGGTGCTGCTCATTTACTTCCTGATGGTGGGCAAGAGTTCAATCAAACAATGTCTCCAGAAGAACAAGAACAAATACCTAAAACATTTAAAGAGGTACTAGCTCAAATAGAGCAAAACTGGAATGATTTTAGGGTTAAACAAGGACAACAAGCTATAGCTTATTTAAATGATAAGTTAAAACTTGATTATAAATTTTGGACAGCATACTTTGATTGGATTACCTCATCATCTTTCTTTACATACAGAAGTGTGTACAGAGATACTATTGAGTTTAAAATAATACCTCCTCTTGAAGCATATCCGTTAGATAATGGTGAAGACTTTGTTGAAGATATGCCTGCGTTTCTACATATTTATCAAGCTAATATATATGATATTTATGAAGAGGCAAGAGATGAGTTATCGGAGACTGATAAGCAATATTTAGACAATATGATTAATAAGTACAATAGAGGTCTAAATACAATAACTGTTACTGATAAGTTTATAGCCGACAGATTTGGTACAGTATATGATGTACTAGGTAATTCTAAAAAGGTTAGACACAGATGGTATGAAGGAAATGGTTTAATCAATGTTTATCATATCGCATTTAAAACTCTACGTAAGATTAAGATATTGAAATATATTAACAATGTTGGCGAAGAGCATGAAGTAGAAGTAAGCGAAGATTATAAATTGGATAAATCAAAAGGCGATATATCAATTACATCTGAATGGATACCAGAAGTTTTAGAAATGAAACGATATGGAGATGAATATACAGGTGTATATACAAAACCAAAAAGAGTTGTTGCACAACGAAGTCAAGTTAATAATTCAGCTAATGTTAAACTTCCGTTTGGCGGTAAGATAGGACTGTTTAGAGGCTTTGATGAATTTAGTGTAGTTAAGACTTTATTACCATACCAAGTTGTGTACAATATAATACACTACTATAGGGAAATGGCAATTGCTAAAAACAAAGGTAAGGTATTGGTTATGCCTAAAGGTTTATTAGTCAATGATGATGAAATCACCACAGAAGAGGCTTTATATTATCTTAAATCTGACGGAACTCTATATGCGGATGAGACTGCTGAAAACTTCAATGTGGCTATACAAGGACTAAAACAATTAGATTTGAGTGATGCTCAATACATAACCGGACTTAGTCAAATACTTGCCGATATTAAAGAAGAAGCAATGGACGCCGTTATGATGAACCGTCAAAGATATGGAAATACATATGCAAGCGATGGTAAAGCTACAACTGAACAATCAATCTTTAGAGCATCTATTGCATCAGCACCAATCAATGAAGTATTTAATCTGGCTCGTTGCAATGAATATTTG